ATACCGACATTACCAGTTGTTACAAACGCGGTCGTATCATTTATAAAACGAACCGTATTTGATGTAACGTTATCATTATTCGTCGCGTATTGTAAATTAATCGTGAAAAGTTCAACCGCGAGTACATTCGAATCTATAATTTCCTTAGTTTCTGTGTTATACGTCAATATGGTTATATCACTAGATGTTATATCATCTTCTTGACGAAGTGGTGTCATGTAAATACTCCCTGGACTTGATGTATCTATAGCAACATTAGAGGCATTGAACACAATCGTATTTTCACCCTGGTCATCTGTAGAATATTTACCAAACCGGATTTTGGTAGACCGCTCGAGGGTCGGTATGTTTTTAACCATTTAATATAGGTGCGCATTTTAATTTGCGTAAATGAGACCGGCCATACCATTTTCGATACGAAGTATATTATAGTTTACTGCATATATTGGGTCTGAAATGACCATGGATTGACTCACGACCTTTGCTGAATCTAAACGACTAAAATTGAGTGTTCCTGTCGGCTGGAGTGAACTTGTTGATAAACAAAAACAGTATAAGAAGAAATCTGGTGATGTGACGAAATTTGTATGGTAATAGTTCATAACATCTATGAAATGTGGTTTCGCCCATTTAAAATTACCAATATCTAACCCGTTTATTTCGATTTTAATTTTATTTGTTGTAGACGTTAAAGCACCTTCAGTTGTTGTATCTGAAGATGCAATATACTTAACTGGGTGGTTAAACGTCAGTTCTTGAACAAGTTCATTGGATGGAATACTTTTTTGAACCTGTGTAATAATTAAATCGTGGTTACGGGAAACGAGATTACCGCGTTCTTCATTGTCTAAATAATAATAGTTTGAATAACATTCAAAGTTATAGTTACCTGCATCCGGGCCCCAGTGTATACGTAATTCGACGTTATGGTACTGTAAAGCGATTATGGGTAAAGCACATTGTGGACCTTCACAGAAGAAGAATCTAAATGGGTAAAAATACGAACGCGCGCTTACACCTGGGTGTGTACCTATAGCACTTTTTGAGACGTTCGTTGCAAATGTATCAATAGCTATTTTTTCGGTAAATATGGCGTCTTGTGTATCTATGACCTGACCACCAATAAGAAGTTCAACTTTATCGATAAGTGTATCCCAGCGTTGAATATCGAGTGCTTGTGCGTTATTATCTATAGTAAGGTACGTATACCCTAATAAATCCCCTGTTCGGTCAAACCGAATAGATGACATGGAATTACCTTTCACAGACCCTTGTATTGTCTGTTTTTCTACGGACTGTGAAAAGTTAGAATGCCTTTTAAACGTTGATGTAAAAAAAGAAATTTCTGGTTCGCCCATAATGTGTTCATCTTGAGCACCTATGGCGATGAGTTGAACAATACCAGAAGACATTTATAATAAGAAAAGGTTAAAAATATGCGCTATTTACCACTCTCCTGGAATGGTAAATTTTTTTGTTTACATACGAATCTAAAAATAAAAAAGTTATCATCTGTACCCTGTATAGTATTACCATCTTGGTTAAATAATGTAAATGTTAATCGGTCTATTTTTCGTATAGGTGTTGAATATTGTTGAACGACTGGGTAGTTATCTTTGAAAATAATTTGCGATACTGTGCCACCACCACTTATCAAACTTCCAAATGAATTGTTTACTTTAGATATAACTTCCTGATTTTCATACCCATAAATATTTGATGTTCTTTGTGAATAATTCGTATCGAGTTCGTTCACAGAAATATAACAAACGTTAGAATTTGTAGTTGTAATTTGTGCAGCTACAAGTCTCGCCTGAACAATATTTTCTAGTGTTTGTTGAAGATGAACAGTAAACGTATTCTTACTTAACTGACCTATAGTATCAACTGTAATCGTATGATACTCGTGTTCGAAATCAGGTAAAGATGACTGACTAGTCACTAAAGCCATTTATATATACCGGAGATTTTACTTCATCTTATAACCCGCTTGTTCCTGGACGAGTTTTTGGCCGTTGCATACACCACCAACACTATTCGAATAGTAAGCGGTTTTCAAACATTCTTCCGATGATGGAATGTCAAACAACGAACCCGTGTTTACAGCTTCGATTTCAATTTCTTTGCCCTGGTATCCACTGGTACGAAACATCGTGAGGACACACAAAAGGAGTACGACTATAAGCATAGCTCGAAGAGTATTTTTGTTAGTGGAGTTAAGTTTCATTTATATTGAAACAACATTTTTTATAAAGTGCGTTAAAGAGAATAGAATAGTTTCAATATAAAGAGTAATGGACGGAGAGATTATTCTTGATCGTAGAGATACAAATATCATGAAACTTGATGATAACGAACAGGCTTTGATGAATGAAATAGAGATTGAAGTTCCTAGATCTCAGCCTGTGAAAAAACAAATTACGCGTATGAAGACGCAGTTTACGCCACCTCAACCACAGGTGTTTCAGGAAGACATGGATTCATTTGTTAATCCAAACAAACAAACACCCCAGTCGGCACCGGCTATTCAGGAAGAACCAGTCGACTATGGTGAATACGAAGATGACGAACCTGAGATGGACTACGGGGGAGGAGGTGGTGGGTATGCCATGGAGGAAGAAGAAAAACCATCCCCTGGTTTTAAAACAATAGACGAAGAGAAAGCCGATTTAGTTAATAAACTCGGACGTTTGGAAAAAAAGGGGTTTACTGTAAACAAGCGTTTGAATGTTTATTCCCCTATAGATGAACTTAGAAACGAAGTTAAGCGAATTACATATAGTATAGATGTCGATAAATCAATTAAGTTTTCGAGACGTATGCTTATCGCGTGTACGACAGGTCTTGAATTTTTAAATAAGAAGTATAACCCATTTGAGATTCAACTCGATGGATGGTCTGAAAATGTTATGGAAAACGTCGACGATTACGATGAGGTTTTCGAGGAGTTATACGTGAAGTATAGAACAAAAATGCACGTTGCTCCAGAAATCAAACTTATTATGATGCTTGGTGGTTCGGCGATGATGTTCCATTTAACGAATAGTATGTTTAAATCCGTCATGCCAAACATGAATGACGTGATTAAACAAAATCCGGGACTCGTTCAGAACATGATGACCGCGGTTCAGAATACGGTTCCAAAATCTCAGCAACAACAAACACCTGAAACCGGTGAACGACGCGAAATGCAGGGACCCGGTTTCGACATTTCGAGTCTTATGGGTAACATTATGATGCCACCAACACCACCTATGAATACGACGAGTATTGCACCACAGGAACCACCTAGTGTAGATGATGACGATGACGACGACGTTTCGGATATAGCTGAAGCTCCAACGGAAGAAGGTGAAGGTGAAGACGGCGACGTTCGTGAAGTGAAAGTTTCTCAGACCAAGGGTAAACGCGGGCGAAAGAAAAAGTCGGTCGAAATTAATTTGTAAAATATAGTATAAATGATAGGTTATTGTCCCTTAGACGAAGATCCTATTGAAAGACCGAGGCCTTCACAACAGGTACCAGTCCCAGTCCCAGTCCAGGAGAATCGTAAAAATTCTACTGGCGAGGAGGATACCGAGTGTAATTATGTCGTGTTGTTTTTCATTGCGGGTGTTATTGCCCTAGCGATCATGGACTCATTTCCACGAAAGTAAAGTAAAAACTTTCTACCATTCTGACCTTTTCCAGAATGGTAAATTAGTTTAACCACAGTGATATGTACACCCTACAAAAGCTGCCTTGTATACATGATTCACTTCATCCGTCTCCATGCCATTAGCATCGAGGTATCGGATTTTATAGGCTTTCTCTGTTTCTGTGGGATGGTCTTCCCATATAAAAATACCATTTTCATCAATTGAATTAATCATTTCTTCTCTCGATTCGTGTATCCAAACATAATTTTCTATTTCATAGATTAATGGATCTTCTATAGTTTTTTCTTCATAAATTAATTGGTAATATTTATCATTACCATCAGCGTTTGTTTTTATTCTCCTTTGTGTATCCGGTAATACATTGTATTCTTCTTGTGATATTACCTTTATTTTGTATTTTATCCAGTATTCTACATTTCCCAGTTCCTTTTTAATTTGTTTCACTGGTTGAATTTTTGGATTAAAATCGCAATCCATCGTTATTTTAGCAACCGTATAGTTAGCGAGGAACTCAGAGTCCTGCTTCTGACCATAGCCAACTATATTGGATGTCGTGATATAATCCCCTGATTCGAGGGAACCATTGATATTGGTCACCCAAATGGCACCTTCACCTACGGAGTTGATAAAAGTACGCGTATCACCTCTTTCTTTAGGAATAGGGATCGTTATGGTACCATATGTATCTTCGCGTGATTCTGGGTCTTCACCACTAGATATTACACCAAAGCACGATTTATCGTAGGCAACATTGCTGAGACGAACATCTGGTAAAGATTCATTTATTTGAATCGCACGATTTCCTTTATATGTGGCAAAACTCGCACTCGTGTATGTATTCTTATTTGCACATACGATGAGACCAATATAGTCATTAATATTTTCGGTCCAAACATTTTCTACAAAAGATCTATGCTGTCCAGTGAAGTCATCCAATACAACTCCTGAATCTGACCTGATGTACATTTTGTCGTTCCCATTGACATGTAAGACCCACGTGTTATTAATCTCCAGGAAATGGTAAGCGTATCCACTGGTTCCTGAATATGTCTGGTAGTAATAATGTGTCGGACGAAACAACCTTTCTGAAGATGAACCCAAACTTACATTTCCGCCAACCTGAAGCTTATGCTGAGGACTTGATGTTCCTATACCAACATTACCCGAATTGTAGTATATATTTGAACCCGAGGTTGTCCATACACTACTTCCAGTCGTCCACGTTGGTGAATTACCTGGTCCACTCGATGTGAGTACTTGACCAGATGTACCTACACTACCATTTACACTTAAATAACCCGTAAAGTTTATATCACCAGCGACATCGAGTTTATAAGATGGAATGGATGTTCCTATACCCAAATTACCGCTATAACGGTCTAATGTCATTTTTGTATTAGATCCT